ATAATGGTCATAAAATAGTAGACATAAGAGAAAATTATTCATTTGATATTAAAAGTATAAAAAATGGTAATATATATTATTCTGAAGTTGAAATGAAAAATCAATGGAAAGGAGATTGGAATACTAATTGGAAAGAGATACGTATACCATATCGTAAACATAAACTATTAAACGAGTTTAAGAATATATCAGAGGATGAAACAGTAGAAGAAAAATTACTTGGTGTATCATTAGATAGATTTTTAAATTTTTATGTTATAAGAAATGATTGTAAATATGCGTGGAGAATAAAAGATTCTCAACTTACAAAAGAAAGAGCAAAAGATACTTGGCTAGGTAATGTTAAAGTTTATGAACCATTTTATCATATTCCATACGAAGAAGCAGAGCTGGTTAAATTAGCATGACTACACTTGACTTATTAAATATAGAATTAAAAGCTGCAGAAGAAAGAAAAAGAATGTCTGAAGAGAGAAATTATCATAAAGATATGTATGGTAGGTCAGCACATAAAAGTGTTGAGAGGACTAAAAAATTAATAGCTTTAAGAAAGCATAAGTCTTTAGATATACAAGAATATAATTTAGGACTAGTTCTTATAAATG